ACCGCCACTACCTCTTCAGCTCCGATGCCGCCCCTGAAATCAGTCCAGGCGGCCACAGAAGCACGTAACTGGGAGTCCTTGGTGGTATCGCCCAGTGTCACCTTGGATGGATAGATAGAAGCGAGAACAGTCTGCACAGGACCCTCGATGGGGTAGCGGACAGAGTTCAGAGATATCTCATCGATCTGGATTACTCGTTGCGTCATCAGTCTACCGTCCGGACGCCCTGGAGCATCGGCATCCTGGCCTTAGCCTGCTCTGAGATAGCCATCCAGAACTGGGCCATACGTCTGGCCTCCCCGGGGTCAGGAAGACCCCAGGAGGCCGACAAGGCTAGGGCCGTAGCCCTCGAAATCACGTAGCCCTCGTCAACCTCACAGGTACTGTCATCAGCAGTCATTATCGCTGGCTGGTCTCCCCCGGTCAGGCGCAGAAGGTTGTAACGAGCTGCAGACCTACCGTCCAGGGTGAACACCAGGTTCCGGTTGTTCTTATCTATGCTCCAGAGATGGGAGTGCAGCTTCTCCCAAGTAGCACTGGCATCAACCACTGCCTTTATGTCATCTAACCAGACATTACAAGCGCCCAGGTCAGAATCGTATTCCAGGCCCACACTGATGATCGCGGTATCAGACTCCGGGTTGGCTAACGCCACCCGGCAATACTTCCAGGTATCAGCCGTAAGGGCAGGAACATTCAGGGTCTCTACTGGTGAGACACAGTCAGCCGTATTATCCAGGAGTAACTTGAGGTTCCCTGAACTGGTACCGACTGCGAGGTTTATCTTGATCCAGAACTCAACATACGTGTACTTGCTCAGGTCTTTCGAGGTGATGCTATCAGTGATGACAGCCCCGGCAGATGCACCCACAACGTAGGTCACTTTGAGGCTCTGGGTTCCCTGTTTCCGGTCCTGGGTATCCAGAGCAGTCGATATCCCTGTAGGAGTGGTGACTTCATCAAAGTCAGACTCACAATCATGGATCCTGGTGGATGTGACAGTCTTCCGCTGTTCTACCTTATTCAGCATGGCGAACTGGGAAGGTATGGAATACGTGGTCGTATTCCCGTCTGTGTGGAGGGAAACGTCAGTCTCGGGGTCGTAGACCCGGCCAGTCACTTCTATGACTGCCTGGTCGATGAAATCGTTTATGCGAGCTGGATTGTACTGTTCGTTCCAGACTCCAGACGCTACCGAGTTTGTGAAGGACGGGGCTACTGTCATGTCCGTCGAACTCTGGGTGTAATCCGATACCTGACGAATCTCCTCGTCATTAGTCCCAGAGGTCTGAACCACCCACTTTCCGTTATGCGCGTCATCGCCACCACGAAGAGTGGCGTCGATTACGCTAGTCCTATCGACGGTTGAAGTAGTCGATGAGACATAGAGGGCCTGCAGGTTGTAGCCGACAGACACCCGGATCTGCTTTCTTGTGCGACCCTGGACAACCGGCATCTAAACACCTCAGTAGCTACGTCGCATCTTGGTTATTCTCTTAGAGGTCGACTTAGCCTTGGTCCCGCGCTTCCGGGCCTTGGCAGCCGCCTTGTAACCGGCCTTTGTGTATGGATAACTTTTACCGCCTACTTTGGGCATTACCAATACCTGCCATGTAAGTTTTCTTTCTTGAACTCTTTACTGGCCCGGATCTCGACCAACGTCCCACCCAGGTCATGCTGCTGGGCCCTGGTGAGAGGAAGTTTTTCTTCTTTACTCTGCCACTCTTTTTCAGCTTCTTCACGCTGCCAGTGGCATATCTCGTCCAGCTCATCGACGTCGTAGATGGAATCGGCGCCGGGGATATGGACCGTTATCTCACGGCCATTCCCCGGCTCATATATCCGGTACCGTTCACCTGGTAGCCAGACACCAAGCACCATGCTTAGTTCCTGATACTCAGCATGACTAACTGGAAGTCAGTCGATACTGAAGCGATACCCATAGCTGTGCCAATAGGCATCAAGTCAGTCGCACCAGAGGAATCATATAGGGTGGCTGCACCACTCTGACCCGATACCTGGCTGACCTCGATGGCGTCACCAAGGGTCATCGCCGTAGTCCCACTGACCAGCACAGAGGCAATACCAGAAGTTTGTAACCAGCAGTAGTAACTAGCAGTAACAGGAGCAGTTGTAACACCGAGAGGACCAGTAGTCTGAGCCCCATCGCCGTCAATGATTTTAACTGCCGAGTATGGGTTGTAGAAGACTCCCCACAGCGATGCAGTTGTGAGTGCCGTCCGTATACCGTCTTCGTCTTCAATGGTGAAGATGACGGTGTTATCGTCGGACGCATCGTGAGCTGGGTGAGACTTGATCCGATAGACCTCGCCTTCACCAGGGCCGTCGTTGACGACCATGTACCCGTCTTTGTACTGGTTAGCGGTCAAGTCAGTGGTGGGTACCTCGATGCTGATGGTCGTATCGCCCACAGAATGAGCTGCAGTGGTCGGTACGTCCATGTCATGTGCCGCAACCACAGCTACGTTATCTACGATCAAACCAGCAGTCCCAATCGCAGTCCCATCTTCTTTGGCGTAATAGAAGACCCGGCCATCAGGAGTCTCAGCCCGGGTACCGAGCTTGTGCTTCTGGCCCGAGGTCTGTGCTTTTTCCATGCCATAACTTAGATATACCGTGTTTGGGAAAGCCATTTCAATTCTCCTTTCATAGCAGGCTCAAAGTCCTGCGATCCGCCGATATTAGGGCCTCGGCCAATCTATACAGCCCTTATGCAGCTCTGGACTTATATTCCCTGGTCCTCACAGTGGTGCAACCCTCTGTGCGACAGGGAGAGCCCATAGCCCTATTGAACGTATGTTGATGAGGTGCTGCTTCTGCAGCACCTTCATCATCGGTATCTAGCAGCCCGACAGCAGCAGCTACCTGCTCCTGGAGCTGGTCTACAGCGTCCTGGGGGATGACCGGGCTTTCGGGGGAAACTAACGTCCACCCTCTGGCCCGGTAACGCCTCATGTGGTAAGGATCAGTAGGCAGATTCGGCAAGGCAGTACCATCTGGCTTGTACCAGGTAGCTTTCTCTAGGTTGTTCTGTATGAACGACCAGGAGAAGCCCTGCTGGGCTAACCATTGCCTCTCTTCCAGTAGCTCTGTTCCTGTACCTCTCGGCATAAAGCCCCCTAGTTATTAAGCGTTGGTGGCCGGGTTGCTAACAACATATGTAAGTCCAGCACCACGACTATCATCGATCTCAAACGCGCTGTAATCACTCGTGATCACCAACTCAGTAGCACGAAGAGAAGCGTCACGCTGTTTCTCCCGGTTCATCGCTACGCTGGTCACAAGACCAATAGCACCTTTATCAAAGATAGCTCCAACCCCGTCTCCCGAGCTGTCTTCAGAGATGTTCCCATCCTCAAAGATGGGGACACCCGAGATTCTCAGTCCGGTCCAGAATGGGCCTAAGCGGTCTTCAGAGAAGCCAGTAGGGATAGGACGGATAGTTCCCTGCGCCACGCCAGTCAAGTCCCTATTCAGGTACAAGACAGCGTTTGGATGGTGGACTATCCGTAGGTCAGAGCCATACTTCTCGGACTTGGCTACACCGATGACACTCGCAACGTTTTGAAGAGACAGATTCTTGGTAGTCTCACCCAACTTGGTCCCTCCATTCAGAGAGCCAAAGAGGTCGATGATATCTCCGTCCTTCTTCCGGGCCATAGCCTCGCCGAGCTGGCGGCCAACTATCTGCCAAATCTGTTGAGTGTTCTCACGCAGGAGCTTGTCAGTGATGATGATCTTGGCACCGACTTCGCTGGCCTGCACAGAGACCGTACTCATGCCGATCTCTTCTTCATCGATCAGGTCTTGGCCTTCTGCTAAGGCTGCAACGGTCATCTGCCCCACCTTGGGGACGATCAGAGTGTCTGAGCCCTTCTGGAGGGTGAACTTCTCCACCAATTCCATACAGGGCGCGTTATGTTCTTCCGTGTACCGAGCCGACGTGATTATCTCGCGGCTGGCATTTTCCAGTGAGCCAGTTGTACTTGTCTGTGGCATCTTATGCCCTCCTAGTTATTGGACATCAGGCGGTGATACTGGTCCGCCGTGAGATTAACGCGGCCTTCATTGTAATCGTCCA